CCCCGAACATGCGATAGGGCATAGGGCCATAAGAATAGAGCCAAACCCCGTGCCTACGATATATTGGTGTAGTTCAAACCCGTCACGGTCGTAGAAGTTAGCCATGTCGATCCACTCTGACAAAGTACCCTTGGGTTCAAACGCGTGAAACAACCCCGCTGTCGGGGTAGAGGGTGGGTTGTTCTTGATAGTATGCCCAAATATTTCTTTATCGCCCAATACAAACGACTTAAACGTATCGTCTGTCCAACCGAACTGCCTACGCGCCTCAGTTGCTACGCTAGTAGCCTGTAACTCGTTTACCCACGTTGTCATGTAACTCATAAGGTCATCCATTCTGGTAACAGCTACGCCGTGCATAGCCATGTGTTTACGTAAGTCTTCTTTGGAGGTTACTGAAGTGAGTGGTATTGTGAACTCTCTAACCCCATCTCTCGGCAAGTGTAGTTTGACGACTACCGCTTCGCCCATCTCTATATCTGAAATACGCTTAGTTACGTATATGTCGTTGTGGTACACAAGTTTCTCATCGGGGTCACCATCCGCGTCAATCGTGCGTATATAGACGCCCCCGTTGACACCCCTAAAGAAAGGCTTAGGGTACGCCGGAATCACATGGGTAGTAGAAGCAGGATCGCGGACGTATTGTCTAGGAGACGCTAGGTCGGCAGTTAGCTCAGGTTCTACAGGTGTAGTAGGCACCTTGACTACGTTGTCCGCTGCGGTCGCGGGTATGACCCTGTTGCCCAACACGATAGGAGACTTTATTCTTCCCCAGTGGGAGCACTGCGTACACACATCAGCGTTGAACTCGTCAAAAGAATTACACAGGTATGGGCCTTTAATAAGCTCCATCTTCGCTGCCGTAGCCGCTGCTGAATAACCTTCGTGACCCTTGGATATGTTACGTGCGGCCACTTCAGAGTCACTACAGAACTTAGCAATGGACAGTCCGGCTCTCCACATAGGCTCACTGCAATTGGCTTGGTCAGTCAGGATCGTGCCTAGCTGTGCGCAGCCCGTACCCCTAGCGGTTTTGGCTATAATGTCTTTAAACTTAGTTTCGGTATTACCCATGATTGTCTGCATGACGGCACTTGCGCCAGAGGGAACCATTCTCTTGGGTACTGGTATCATCCCCCCACCAAGCAGGGTAGAGAACTTATCGAAATCTACATCGGCAGGACTGTCTATTCCATAGAACTCTACTACGGAGGGAGGTGTTGTCTTGTGATTATGGGTAGCGGGTATCCGCAGTACCCTAGCGGCGTCCGCAGTTACAGACGGGTCGGCCAGTAATTTATGTTGTGCGCATAACTTTTTGAGGCGTTCTGCTACAGGTAGCCAGTCGTCCAGTGATACGGATTCAGATAGAAACCAATACGCGTGTACACCTCTACCTGAGTTAACCATCTTAGGTGCGGGCAGTGATAACGTACTGCAAAACCCCTGCAATGCTAGGATAGCTTCTTCTTGAGTAGGATACTCCTTGTCAATACCGCAGTCTAAGTCTAGGAAGAAAGACTTTAGTCGCTTCACGTTATTAACTCTACGGGAGTTTGATTCCTCGAACGTGGCTAATGCGAAGTACGCATCGTAGCCTTTGTTGTCTAGGTCTCGTGCCGCATCTGCCATGTCCCCCACAGAGGTATAGAATTTCTGTACCCTAGTATCTGCCTTGGTGTTGGAAGAAAACGCACAGTAATAACCCTCGTTTGCTACTGCCCTTCTTAAAAAATCTTCAATATTCATATGGCTACCTAATTCCGAGAGGTACCATAGCAGGGGCGCTTGCACGCCCTTTTCGGAATAATCCTAGCTACAGGTGTTGTATTACAAGGGGGAGTATCAGTCGTCCCAGTCAGCGACAATAGAAGCTAACGCATCGTCGTCTGTCTTGGGAGCGGGAGCAGTTTTCTTGACTACTTTTTTAGGCTCCGGTGCAACGGGTTCCTCATCCTCAAACAAAGTATCAGTGACTTCTGCTTTTGCTGCGGCATACACGGGGGCATCGGTAACTACCTCGAATGGATTCTCTTCGGCGGCAAATTCAAACCCTCCTTCTACTGCGTCAAACGGTGACGCTGCTGTCATAGGTACGTACTTGATCACCTGTACGGCACGTAGTCTAAGGGATACACCTGCCTCGCGCATGTTGTACGGTGTAAAAGTAACCGCCACATTCACAGTGCTTCCAGTAGTGAGCAAAAAGTCTTCCGGTAGTTTAGCTCCTTTTGCATCGTATTGTATAGGCTTAAAGGTAAGGTCTTTACCATAGGCACCTTTTAGACCTGCCTTAAAGACGTAAGTACCATCTTCTTCTTTGGTAAAAGGGTTATCAAACTTGTCAGGCCAGCTAGCTTCTTTCTTCCCAGCGTAAGCCTGAGCCATCTCTACATACAGAGCTTTAGCAGCTTCTTTAGACATGCGGAACTTGATCTCATACCTAGCGCCGTCCTCAAGTGGTTCACATGGTACGCTACGGTTCTCGCTAGAATCAAATCTATAAGTCTTATTGATTCGCGGGTAAAGAGCTTCTACGTTTTTAATTACATACTGATTATTTGTAGCCATTTTAATTTCCTAATTTTAGTTTAGTTTGCGTTTATGTCAAAACCTTCCACCGCTGAGAACGGAGACACGGGTTCACTTGTTACAGGGACAGTCATAGTGACGGCCTTCGCAGTATCTTCGTGATCCACCATGCTGCATACGGTGGCATAGGTGTCTTCGTCTAAACGACTTAGAGGTTTGAAATAAAGTTTTGGTACCACGCTATCACTATCAAAATATACTCTAGTAGTGACAGCAATTATCGCCGTATCGTGCTTAGACAAAAGCCGTGCGTACTCTTGCAGCCCTTTATCCCCACCCTTACTACTACCAAATATAGAGGTAGCGGGTATCTGTAGCTGATACACTTCTTCAGGTTCTTCCTGAAATACAACTGCAAGTCGTTGTGAGAACCGACAAGCCCTTCCTCCAAACTCGCCTGAACCCCTTACGTTCTGAGGACAGTCCATACAACGCATGGATTGCTTTTGCTCTTGGGGTACAGCTTCATCCGGTCGCTGCGTGTCAGGTGACCAACACGTTGGAACCGCAACCCTGTTAGGGTCGTACGCCTCGCCATAGTAAGCGCGGGACACTGGGGCGGCATTAACTACTACCACGTCCATAGTCTGACTGTCGAGTGCCTTACCCTCTACTGTAAACTTGCTACCACGTAGACTGATTCGGCGTAGACTATCGTTACTCATCAGACGTCTTCATCCAGATCGAAATCCAACTCTAACTGTTCTTCTCCATATTCCTCGGGTACATACACCTCTTCGACTTCTTTCTTACTTCCATCTGGGCCGCTACCTACTAGAGATGCTTCAACCGCAGGTAGGTTAAATCTATAGGTGTTGCCCACCTTAATAAAGGTATCGGGAGCGATTGTACCCTGACGTAACCATGCGCGGATGGTCGATATGGATACCGAGAAATGTCTTGCTACATTCTCAATCGGTACAAAAGCGGGTTTAAGTTCTGACATTATTTTTTCCTCACTGTTACTACGTACTCTGAATCTACATTAAGACCTTTTGGTGTAAGGTCGGGGTTTTCTTCTAGGAACTGCTTCATGTTTGCCTGATTGAGGCGCTTATCAAGTAGCTCCGGTGCCCCATGCTCTAACACAAACTCGTGCATGTTGCTCCAATCGCTAGTCCAATACCTAGTCTTGGCAGACCTATAAAACATTCCTTCTGAAGTCTTTACACTATCTACGCCTTGCGTCTTACAGAAATCTAACATGGCCTTCTTTACTTCGTCTAACTGATCGGACAACTTACTGTCCTTCTCTTTAAACTCTGCTGTTAGCTCCGCTCTCTTAGCCTTGATCTTATGGAAGACCTTGGTGAGTTTCTCAACAGGGGCGCTGCTTTCATCGTTCATTGCTCTCTCCTATTAGTGACAGGGCGTCCACTTTAGTACCATCTAATACCCTAGTCAAGTATTTCTTTGTAAAGATCAATCATTTTTGTGTGTACGTTGATTCTGTTATCGAGTAATGCGTAAACACGTTTCTCGGCGTGGGAACCTTGGAGTTGGACGACGGTACATTTGTGATCTTGCCCTGATCTGTGTACACGGGCGTTTGCCTGAGCGTATGTCTCCAGTGAACTCGTCGGTGCCCACCACACTACTGTATTAGCCGCAGTTAACGTGACGCCGTGCGCTGCTGACTGAGGTTGGATCACTAGCACCTTGGGATCTTCTTGCTCTTGGAACCGCTTAAATATCTCAGTTCGTTTGGGGGCTGGTACGTCCCCCCGTATAACGTCTACAGTTATGCCATCGTCCCGTAGTTTGGCGGTTAGCATGTCGATGGTGTGTTTAAACGGTACGAACACTAGTACCTTTTTACTGGACTCATCTATCACTTCCCGTAGCACTTTGTATCGAGGAGCTATATCGAACTGCACTGCATCACCCTTGTCGGTGTACACTGCACCCGCAGATATTTGCAGGAGTTTGTTCATGTTGACCGCCGCGTTAGCTGCTGTGACTTGCTCCCCCGCTGCCTCCATGACCATCTTGCTCTTTAGTTCTTTGTAGTACTTCTTTTGTTGGCGTGTTAACTCCACCTCACGCTTCACATACACCATCGGCGGAAGGTCTAGGCATTCTTCTTTCGTAAACCGTATAGCTGGTTGCAACACCCTATGCACCGTTGTGGTGGCGTCTTCTTTAGGTGTCCACTTAAAGTTAGTTATCTTTCTCATAACTTGGTCGCGGAAAGAACCAAAGAACTTAGGTACGGCAGTGGGGTTAACAAGTTTGGCTATGCCGTACGCATCTGTAGGACTCTGTGCCGCAGGGGTACCCGTCATCATCCATAGCCAAGTACTTGGGCCAACTAACCTGTTGAGCGTCTTCCATCGGGTAGTCTGAGGGTTCTTGTAGTGGGTAGCTTCGTCTACGATTATTAGGTCAAAGCCCCCGTTGGCGATAGCGTCCTCTACAATAGCCAACCCGTCATAATTTATTATCACGTACTCAGCTTCACCTTCAATTACCTCGCGCCGTTTCTTAGCTGCTCCGTACGCCACATCTACTTTGCGGTGCATGGCAAAACTAAAGAGGTCATTCCTCCATGCGGAATCCATGATGGATAGGGGGCATACCACCAACACACGTCTTATGACGCCTTGGTCGATTAGGTAGTCAGACGCCCATATAGCACTAGCGGTCTTGCCTGTACCCTGCTCGTTAAAGCAAAACGCCTTACGGTTAAGTGTTAGGAAAGAGGCGGTGGTCTTCTGGTGGCCGAACGGCGCGTACCTACCTGACCACTCGTACCTAGATTCTATGGGGGATGGCGCGTTGATGTTCATGTTGCGCAACACCTGAGTCTCCTCCAATCCCCAGTTAACAAGTACTTGGTTGTTCGGTAGTTCTTTGCTTTTAGGTATCACCGCAGTAACTCTTGATGGGTTACGTAGGGTGAGTAGTAATGCCTTATCGTCTACTATCTTCATTTGTCGCTCCGATGCGAAATAGCATGAAGTGGGTGTCCACGTCACGCGAAAAAATTTAATGGCCCTGCTTCGTCCATAGATAGGGCTAGGTCTACTTATGATGGAAAACGTGAAAATTCCACAAAACACGCTACCGTTGGACTACTCGATTTTATGGCGCTTTATATGCCCTCTTAACGGGAGCACGCCATCATTTAAAGACGCATCAAGCACGCGTCAACCCATACCAATAGGGAGTTCTTTACTTAGGCTTTCTACTGCCTTTCTTTTTGTAGTTCCGGCTACGGTTAGTAGAGCTATCCTCTACTGTAACACCATCTTTGTTGGTGCCGCCATTGACTAGGGCTTTCTTATGACTAACGTCTTTACCTTCCCGCTTGTCAGCCTTGCCATTGCCGTTGGCGTCTTTGCCTTTCTTATCCATAGCACGTCTGGCACGCTGTCGCTCCATTCGGCGTTCAAACGTGTCACTCCCTACAGGAGCATTGACTTGTTTCTTTCTTTTTCTAGGACGCATTATTGTCTTCCGTTGTGTACACATTCTGTCACTAGGCAGTGACGTTTACATAGCCCACTTTGGTGTGCGTTCCACACATCTTTCTCGAACGCTTTCTCCATACGGCTATAGTCTGACAACCATTTAGACCACAGTTTAGCTTCATCTGGCTTGTTGTAAGTGCCTGTTATTAACTCACCACACACAACAAACACGAGACCCCCCCGGACAAACTGTATTTCGGGGTAGTGTTTAAACACTGCGAGGGCCATCAACTCTAACTGCCCTTTATCTGCGTATCGTGTGTTCTTGCTGGTCTTGTAGTCTATCACCCAAGCTGTCTTGGCTTCTCTATCCAGTATAACTAAATCGGCTATGCCCCGCCACCACACATTATCATCCCTAAATCCACAGGGGTCTAGGTTCTCAGTAAGCCCCATCTCTAACTCACAGAGCTTCTCGCCTGACTTAGCCATCAACGCATCGAGAACATCTTTACAGTAACCGTACTTAGCGGGGAGCGGCGTGCCGTCCCTAACGTATTCCTCTGCGGCGAGGTGTACGGCGGTGCCATATAGCATCGCCTCTGTCTCAGGTTCTTTATAGTCCTTAGCCACCTTCAAGTGATAGAACTTCTTAGGACACTGTTCAAAAGACTTAATCTTTGAGAACGACCACGGCGCTATACCCATCAGTGTTTCTCCCCAAACATCGAACTTACTATTGTTAGTTCACGTATCAATACGTCTAGTTGCTCTACATCTAGGAATACAGCATTAATGTGTGTCTTTTTACCATGTGTCAGGCACTGCTCTACGCAAACTACAGGATCTCCGTCATCATCCTCACCCACCATTATCGCCAAGTAGTCGCCCGTTGTTTCTGGGAATTTGTCAGGGAACTTAATAATCTCACCCATTAACGTATACTCCCACTACCCCGCCCAACACAAACAACCCAATCCACCCGCACGCCGAAACCACGGTGGGGCTAAACAACAGACCGTATACTCGCGTAGCAAACGTATCGCCAACGCGGTGTCTAAACATAGTCGCCCTCCGTATCTCTCGATCTGCAAACCTATTGGCTTCCCGTACTGCTCTTTTAATATCGCTCATCCCGCTGCCTCTCCATATGATTTACCACTGTCTGACTCACACGTTATCGGTAAGCCCTCTGCCCAATCGGGCGTAACACGCATACAACTTTCAATGAATGCCTGTCCTCGTACTAAGTCGTCAGTAGGTACACAACATACTACCGAATCGTGTACGGTCAACGCTATCTTATACTTCTTAGCAATAGCCAACATCTGCTCGCCGATGATACACCTAGCGATAGCCTGACACACGTTCTCACATAACTTACCGCCATAGATGCGGGTGTACCCGCGCCGAGTCTTGTACCTAAACTCCGGCCCATGCTCCCCCTGCTCAAAATCTAACCCGTCATAACGCATAATCAAACCGGACGGCAGTAGTATTCCCATACCCGTAGCGGTTTCGACGGATTTAATAATCCCGTTCGGCCCAAGGGACATGGTTTCTCCACGGGACATTTTTACTATCATCTGTTGTAAGTCACGCCATAACTTGTTTATCTTCCAGTTAGCGTCTCGGTAGATGTTAACTACCCTACGCCCCTCCTCCAACGGCATGACGTGACCAAATGTAGCCAACTGCTCTACAAACCTAACCGCTCCCATACCATAGCCACACCCTAGGATAGTCGTTTTGCCCACAAAGCGTTGCTCTTTGGTAACATCTTCTTCCGGTATGTCGTAAATCTTCGACGCCATCTTTATATAAACGTCTTCCCCGTTCAGGAAAGCTGATACCAGATCATCCTGCCCAGCTACCCACGCCAACACCCGTGCCTCAATCTGCGAGGAGTCACAGTCAACCATCGTATACCCTTCGGGGGCAAGCATACTGTTCTTTAACTTCTTACCGTTCGTACCACGACTAGGTAGGTTCTGGATGTTGATCTTGTCATCGCCTCCCCACCTACCCGTATGCGCGGCGTAGTATCTTATCGGTACCGGCATTAGTCCGCGCTTGGCTATACCTATAAACCTCTCAGTACGCGACTCCTCCAACGTACTCTTGGTGCCTAACCTAGATGTTACCAATGTCTGCACCCTATGATCGGGGTGGTCAGCCAATGCCTTGAACTGCTCGTCACTCTTAGCAAACGCATAGGTCTGCTTACCAGTCGTTAGACTCTTCTTCATGGGGGGTGTAACACCTAACCCCTCAAGTAACTCAGCGAACTTAGGGTTACTCATCAGCTCCTTCTTAGTCGCACCAGAAGACGCTATCAGGTCTTCTTTAAGTTGCTTGGTAGATTCTAAGTGGTGCTCCAACAAGCCAAGGTCTAACTCTAGTATAGGGTCTACGAACATACGTAACGTGCAATCAATGATGCGTAGTTCTTGCTTGGGAAACCCTCTACCCATAATGTTAAACAATCTGTACGTTAACTCTACGTCATTGATACAGTAGTCGCCATAACTGCTTAGTTCTTCTACGGTGAAATCTGTTCGGCGTTTACCGAGGGCGTCGAGTACTTCTGTTCCCTTCTTACCGATGTTATATCTTTCAGCGAGTGCAGCGAGTGATCCACCAACCTCAACCCCGTGTAAAGCACGGGCCATACACAAAGTATCACCGAGCAAGCGAGGATGCACATCAAACAACCAACTAAGAATAGCCCCATCGAACATAGTGTTGTGGCATAGTAGGATAGAGTTGGCCCAATCGAACGAGTGTAGATACTCTTTAAGTTCTTCGTGTGTGCCACTAGCCCACTCCGTTCCGCCGTTGTTTACTTTTATACCTATACCGATCACCTCAAAGCGAGGGTCACGGATATAGGATTCAGTTGTCATCTTTCTTAAAGAGAAGTCTTTGTCATAATACGTTTCCAGATCAACCGTTATCAAGTCCATCGTCATCACTCCATTTTAATCTTCTAACGATGAGTGCGTGCCATTAGCAATCTGCCAGCAGTCTTTATAAAAACCTACAATATCTTCTCGATTTTCCCAGCATATAACAACCGGTATATAGACGGGAGAGATAAGAAAAGAGACAAGCGCCTGTAGTCTTAGCTTATTATTCTTTGACAGCAATTTAATTTTCATCACGATACTCCAATTCTTTCTCCTCAACATAATCTTTAAACAACTCATCTATCTTTTCATTCAATTCCTTGTGGTGTTTCTTTCCAAAGATAGCATCCCAGTTGTCTTCGTACTTCTTCTTGTCTGTGGGGCGTTGCTTATCCCCCTTACCACCGTGCGTCTGACCTCTACTCATAGTCTTCGCCCACTAACTCGATAAGGCGTGACAGGTACCACTCAGCTTTCTGGAGGTCTTGCAGTGGGTCGTAAGCGTGCTTGGTCTCATAGCGCCAGAGGTACTTCATGCAGTTGCCCTTGAGGTAGCCCGCGAACGCTGCGGTAGTCATGCTCTCCTCAATAGCTTCGATACACTCGATGAGACCTGACTTGTAGTGGTCGGGGTTTATAGCATCGTCTTTCTCGTCTTCTTCAGCTTGACTAAACTCCAGTAGGTCTTCTTCAGCTTCCGCATCTGCCAACTCAATATACACCCGCATGAGAGACTCATCTATTGTTGGCGTTGCGGCTTTAACAGCCTCTGCACCTAGGTTAAACCCTTGCTCCACCGCTTCTACCACAAAGTCTACTATTGCGGGACTTTCTTTCCGCAGTCTTTCCCATTCGGCATCCAACGCGCCGCGTACTTTGGATTCTGATTTTTCATTGCCCATTTGTGTTCTCCGAGTAATTTTTCTATGTCGTTCATATTGGTTTCATTTACTACGTACGCTAACCCGTACGCAGCGTTTATCTGGTCTAGGTTCATCTGCTGTAAAGCTGTTGGTGTGTTCTTACCCGCCTTACATTCGATACCAAAAAACTTCCCGTTGTAGCAACCTACTATGTCAGGCACTCCGCT